AAGAAGTGGGGTGAATTAGGTCCAGTATATGGTAAGCAATGGAGAGATTGGGGTGGTTATTTTTCAAACGGTCACTGGAATGGTCAAAATAATAGTACAGGTTTACATATTGGTGGGGTGGACCAAATCCAAAACCTAATAGATTCGCTTAAAACAAATCCAGATAGTAGACGATTAATGGTTAACGCTTGGAATGTTGGTGAATTAGACCACATGACACTTCCCCCTTGTCATTGGGCATTTGAGTTGTATACTGAAGAAACTGATTTAGGTAAAAGAAGGTTATCACTTAAGTGGCATCAACGAAGCGTTGATTTGCCATTAGGGCTACCTTTTAATATTGCCTCATATGCTTTGTTATTGGAGATACTGGCCAAAGAGGTTAATATGATACCAGGTACGTTGATTGGTGATTTAACAAATGTTCACATATATAATGACCAGATTGTAGGTATATTAGAACAACTTAATGCGGACCCATACAAATATGATTACCCAAATTTAGTTATTGGTGATAACGCAACTTGGGGTAATGATTTTTTAGTGTCTGATTTTCAACTTATAGGGTATAACAGTTACCCAAAAATTAAAATACCACTCAGTAATTAAAAATTTTAAAAGTAATGATTATTAATATAATATTATTCATACTCGGTTTATTTTTATTTCATACCTATGTTTATCCCATCATAGATGGTTTCATAGACGGATATAGGGATGCCAAAAACGGAAGACCGTATAATGATAAAGAAGAAGAATAGTTACTAATTTAATACACTTAAACTTTAACTACATTAATAAATTAACGATATCTACATTATTAAAAAGCGCTAATAAAATTATAAATAAAGGCAGATAAATGTCTTTTTTTTCTTTTCTTGGTATATTTATAATAAAAAAGAAACTAATTAGTTTATGGCAGTTAATAGAAGAATAGCTTCAGTAATAAGGCGTTGGGATAATGCTGATTTCAATGAGCACAAATATACTATAGTATATGCTAGTAGGGATTCAGAAGCAATCATCAATGGTGAAGAGGTTTTTTTAGTTGCTACAACTCAATTAGATTTTAATGTTAGTAGTATTAGTGCTAACACAAATAATGTATATGTGTTAGGTGATAACTCTAATGTTGTTGAAGGTACAGCAACACTTAGTCATTACCCTAACCCTTAAAAAAAAATATTGTTATGCCTTTAAAGAGTGGAGTTTATACAGTAATAGATTTAGCAGCTGATGCTGATTTTACCGCAAACACATATAATAAAGTTTATGCTGGGTCAAATAGTACTGCAACTATAAACGGTACTACTGTTAATATGACTGGTGGTTCAACTATAGATATTGCTGTTAGAAGCATAAGTGGTACAGATATTTACGTTATAGGTGACCCTAAAAATGTGGTTGATGGGCCACAAACGCTTAGTCATTATATTAATCCATAATAACTTTGCAAAAAAAGATAATATTTATTAATAAAGTCAATTAAGATGAAAAATAGAAACATTATAAAACCAACTGGTTTAAAAGGAAAAGAAGTTATAAACAGAATGAGAGAACTTATGCGTTCTACATCAATTAACGAAGATGTTAAGGGTTCTGTTGTTGAGTTAACTAAAGAAGGTCCAGATGGTAAGGTTTATGCAGTCATAAGAGAAAATCAAGAATACTACATTAAGGTATCTGAAAATAAAAGTAATCTAGTAACTGAAGATTTTAACTACATCGGTGGGTTACAAAATAAGAAGGATAAGTCGTATCCATCTTACGCTAAAGCTATTAAACACCTAAATCTTAAATTTATGAGTCTTAATGAGGCTATTGGTAAATCTGGTCAAGTAAATGTATTTGAAGATGATAATTTAATCACAGAACATCACCCACTTAAGGCTGATATGAAATTGTCTGCTGAAAAGGGTATTGGTGATGGTGCTGAGTATGTGGTTGACAAGGATGGTGCTGAATTAAAATATGATTCTAAAGAAGGTAAAGAAGAAGACGGTTTCGGTGATAACGTTGCTGATTCTACTGCTAAAAAAGATATCGAGGAAGTTAAGTTGAATGAGACTGAAGCTGCTATCGATGAAATGATTACTGATGAAGAAGTAATTGAAGAAGAAATTAAAGATGAAAAACCTAAAAAAGGGTTTTCAATCTCTAGAGCCATTCAAGAAATGGATGAGGTGATTGATTCACTTGCTACAGAAGACGATAAGGTTGATGAAATACTTGAATCTCTTAGTGAGGAAGAAAGAGCTATCATGATGGAGGCTTTAAAAAAAAAAGATTAAATAGTAATGATTCATCTGTAAATGAGATGAAGCACGATGATAAATCTACAGGTCTTTTTTCTGATGAAGAAGAAGGATATAATCTAGAGGAGGAGACTAAATATAAACTGAAGCTGGGCGCAAAAAGCGAACCAGCTTCTTCTGTTTCTGATGATGAGGAAGAGTCTTTAGACGTTTTTGATGATGCGGAAGGTGGTGATGAGTTGTCTTTCGGTGATGATAAGGATGCTAAGGGTGATAATGATAAGCCATTCGATGATGAACCATTTGATGCTGGAGTTGAGGCTGATGAGGGTGAGGACCCAGAAAAATTTATACAACAACTTGCTGGTAAATTAGGTACATCTCTTAGGAAGTATAATGACGAGAGAGGTGAACCAGATTTTGATTTAGAAAAATATGCTATTAATAGTGTAATATCTGCTACTCATACGGCTGAAATGGATGAAGAAGACCAAAAAGATATTATTAAGAAAGTTAAGATGTCTGGTGCTGGTGATGATAATGATGATGTTGACAAAGACTTAGACATGAGTTCTGAAGAAGAGCCTGAATCGGAAAAAGAATTAAATGAAAAATTTTTAGGTAAATTAAAAAACTTTTCTGCTGGAGTATTGGCAACGTTGGGTATTCAAGAGTATGGATGGAAGATTTTTAACAGCATAACTAGTATAATAGCTAACAAATTACCAGAAGATAAAGCGCAAGAATTTTCGGACACAATTCAAAGTGCTGTAGATTACTTGGTAAACTCAAATTTTGTTGGTGAAGGCTATACTGATAATGAACTTGATGAATTATTTAAAAAAAAATTAAGTAAGGATACTATTGAGTTACAAGGTGATGAGATTAATAGATTAAAAAAAAAGTTTCCAGGTATAACTGATAAGGAAATTGCGGATATGTTATTAGACCCAAAAGCTAAGGCTGACGGAATTACTAGTGATGTTTTTTTGACTAGAGAGTATGATTTGGGGGAAGGTTATTACGAGGAGTCTTGGTCGGACCCAATGGAGTTAAAAGAGGGTACTGAGATTTCTGATGATTTGAGGTATCACCTAGATAATAATATTTCTTTAGGTGAGAGTGTATTTAGATATGGTTCAGATAAGTATGTTGAATTGTGTAGTGAGGTTAAGGATTTAAGAGAAAAAGAATTAATTAATCTTAATGAAAATGATGAGAAGTTACTTGAAGATTTTACTAATCAATCTATTATTATAGAGGGTGAAACAATTCTTTTAAACCTTATTATTGAAGATAATGGTGAATATATTTTAGAGGGTGATAAGTACAAGGGTAAAAAAACCAATTCACCAACTAGGGGTGCTGGTGGTGGAAAGGCGTATAAGGTATTTGTACCTGGATGTGCCAAAGAAACTAAGTCAAATCCAAGAGGTATTAAAAAAATAACATTCGGTTCTGGTGGGCTAAAGGCTAAATTAACTAATAGTGAGGCTAAGAAATCTTATAATGCTAGACACGGTTGTTCTAAAGGTAAACATAACGATAAGTGTAAGGCTGGATACTGGTCATGCAGATTACCTAGATATGCTAATAAGCTAGGTTTGTCTGGTGGTGGTACTTGGTGGTAAAATATAATTGATATGGATAGGTTACAAAATTATATGTTTTTTGAGAATCTAGAGCAAATCTCTAGAGATATTAATAAAATAATGTCCTTGGATAAGGAGCAAATTGATTCTATAATAACTAATGGGCATGACTGGGCTGGTGAACATATAACAACAGCTAAAGATGATATTGAAGAGGTTACTAATTTTTTATTAAGTAATACTAAAGAAAATAAACCATACGGTGAAGAAATTGATGAGAACGGTATCATTAGAAGAACTTTCTATGAGAATGTCGATGAATCTGAACTAGAGTGGCATAGAGATAAAGAAGATAGAATCGTTCTTCCTATTAATGAAAATGATTGGTCAATTCAATTTGATAATGAATTACCTAAGAAGTTAAATGTAAACGAAGAGTTCTTTATACCAAAAGAAACTTTTCATAGAGTTATTAAAGGTTCCACAGACTTAGTTGTTGAAGTTATAGAAACTGAATTCGAAGAGGATGAGTATGAGCTTATTGAAGTATATGAAACTTATGAAGTTATAGAAGAGGGTAAAAAGAAAAAAAAGAAGAAAAAAAAGAAAAAGAAGTCGGAAGCTAAAAAAGATGCTTGCTATTATAAGGTTAAGGGTAGATATGAGGTTTGGCCTTCAGCGTATGCCTCTGCTGCGTTATCAAAATGTAGAAATGTTGGTGCCGCTAACTGGGGTAATAGTACTGATGAATCTGAATTAGATGAAGCTAAGAAAAGAAAACTAACAGCTAAACCAAGTTCTGAAAAAAACCTAGGCGACTGGTTCGCTAGAAAAGGTGGTGGTTGGGTAGACTGTAACACTTGTAGAAAGGATTCTAAGACTGGCAGAAAGAAATGTAAACCTTGTGGTAGAAAAGAAGGTGAGAAAAGAGCTAAGTACCCAGCTTGCAGACCAACACCAGCCGCTTGTTCCACAAAGGGCAAAGGAACAAAGTGGGGAAAGAAGTCTAAGAAGAATGAAAGTTTGGATAATTCAGAAAAAAATCATATATTTGACGAAAATTCAAATATGAAGGATATTATATTACATAATTTACATGAAACGACTAAACCAACTCCAGTTAGAGAAGAACCAGCGGTTGTTCCAGAAAGGGAGAAGTCACCATCACCAAGAAGGAGAAGGATATGGGAAACTAAACCATCTGTTAAGCCGAATCCTAAAATGGAGGAGGGTAAGATAGTTAACACTTTGGAATTAAATGACCTTGAGGCTAAATTAGACGTCATTATTGATGGCAAACTGGTTAAAAACATTAGTTTTGAAAATACTGGAGAATGTGTAGTTGAACCTATGGCCTATGATGAAGAGTGGGTTTACAGTTATGTCGGAGAACATAATGGTAAAGAATATTCAGTTGGTGTGGGCTTTTTTGGTCACCCAGATTATAACTTAGAGATTTCAGATATTGGAGATTATGTAGAGGAATTATAATGGAAGAATTATATTTAATATACGTTAATAGAATAGGTGAGGATTGGACAGGCAAACATCTTTATGAGTTTTTATTTTCAGAAACTACTGAGAATGTAGATGGTGATGATTGGGATGCTTATCCAGCTTCTGGTAGACCGTCACCACCTAATGGTGGGTTTGTTAAGAAGGTCGGTAAATTAGTGTCTGACGAATTAAAATTTAAACTAATTCAAAATAGTTCTGAGTTTGCAGTTTGGGATGCCGTTGATGGTGTTATTGCATTGGCTTGGGAAGATATGGAGGATTATGATGATTATCCAGAAAATAGAGTTGCATTTCATTTTGGTGATTCTATTAAGGATGTAGAGGATAAATTATATGAACATGATTTAGTTCTAGAATATAACATTGCAACAAAAGAAGTAAGTAATGAGGATTAAGAAAAAAAATGTTGGTGAAAACATAGATAAAGCTAAAGAATACGCTAAAGATAGTGTTGATAGACTTAAAACAGATTTAGAACCAGTTTCAAAGGAAATTGAACAAGGTATTAAAGATATAACTGATAACCCAAAAACTGCAAGCACTATAGCTAAAAAAATGGCTGCTTCAGCAATAGATAAGGCTTATAGTGATGTTAATGAAGCTGTCAATGGTAAACATACTGTTGAGTATCACAGTGACAGGACAGATGAAACACCTTTTATTATTAATGGTATTAAGTGGCAATATGTTAATGCTATTTATCCAGATGGTAAAAGAGATATAGGTGTTTACAGATTTGACCATGATTTGACTTATGATTTTAAATGGTTCATGGATGAGGTTGTACCTAAACCAGCTAATTATGTCGTTATGGATGAATCTGTAGTGTCTGAGGCCATGTCAGACATTTCAGATACTAGAGAGAGTGTTAGTATGTTTGATTACGCTTGGCACTCTAATTTGAGTAGTATGATATCCGATAAGCTTGATGAGTTTGGTGTTCCGCATGAATTAAATGAACTTATCATTAGTAATTTGTCTAGTGCAATTTGGGATTCTTATCATGAGTATAGAAGAGACAATGGCGGTGATATAGATGAAAATGAGGATAGAATAGCTTCAGACGCAATAAAACAAGGTATTAAACAAGGTGAGGTTGGTGATTCTGAATACGATGAATATCAGACACTACTTAGGAGTCTTGCGGCAGATAGTAAAGAGATAGAAAATGACAACAAAGAAACAAATGATTTACCATTTGAATCTATTAAGCCAAAAATGACTAAGAGTGAGTTGGTTGAGAGTATTTTGAAAAATTCAATTAAGAAAAGAAAAGTTATAAAAACAATTAGTGTTAAAAATTTAAGAAATGAGTAGATATAAAGACTTAGCCAAAAAAGCATTAGAAGAAAATAGAAAAGAAGGTAAAAACATTATTAACGAAAACTTACTCTATGAAGATGGTATTACAGAAAGAATACACCCTAAAATAGAGCAGAGAATTAGGGATGGTAAGCATTCTTTATCTGGTTGTGGGGTTTTCCCAGAAGGAGATATTATATCTAGTGAAATGAAATTGATTCGTGAACGATTCAAAGAGGTTGTAGTTAGGTGTAGAGAGGCTTTTGATGTAGATGAGGTTGAAAATTCAATGATTATTAGTCAACAAATGCCTTTAGTTATGGAAGCTATGGCTATGGAAGAAAAACACAAAGAAGAACTTGAGAAGTTGGCTGTTGAAATGATTATGGAAGAATTTGATATTCCAGAGGGTTCTGTTGAATTTGATGCTAAATTAAGGCCAAAGATAACTAGGGCGGGTACTATTAACGAACCAAAAGAGTCTTTAGATGAAGATTTTAATGATAATGATGAAAAGGTTATGGCTAATGAACACGTTCATAAAAGAAGAGCCCTAAATGCAATGACACAGGGGGCCGCTAAAAGTGTTAATCATATGTTTCATATGGTTCATGAACAACTAACGGATATGAACCCTAGGTTACCAGGTAATTATAAGAAAATGATGTCGGCTGCTGATTATATGTACTTTATAATTCCAGATATGGACTCACAAATTAATGGTGGTAGATGTGATTGCGATTATCAAGAAACTGAAGATGGGGTGTCAAAACCAGTTATAAAAGCTGAGGCTATGGTTTTCCCAGTTTTAATTCATGAGTTATATAAAGGCGTTATGGAGGTTTTATCTGCACATGGCCTACCTACACAAGAGAATATAGCTGAATATGTGATTGGTAAAGCTGATTTTATTAAAGCTGAGCCAGACGATATGCGATTGGGAACGCCTATGTGGAGAAGATTTTGTGATGCTGTACCAGCTGAAGATTTTAATTTAAAACACCACGTTTATGCTGATTTAGCCTCTTTAGAACCTAAAGAGTTTAATGTAGTTATGAAAGAAGTGTTGGGTAAGACTAAGAGGGGTAAGAGTTTAATTACTGAAATGGTCTCTAACATAAAAAAGGAAATGCAAGAGGATGATTATAACGAAGCGATGGGTGACGACCTTTTTGAAATAGGAGACATTTTATAATAAATTATTAATACGAAATAAAATGAGCAAAAAATCACTAGAAGAAAAATTATTAAAACCTTATTCAGATGGTGCGATTAAGATTAGGAGAATCCTTTTTAATTTATATAGACCCATAATGCACGACAAGTCTGAATCTATTTGGAATCAACATGCGTTATCATATCTTATGTTGGTTTTATTTATTTGGACTTCAATTCTTGTTGGAATGGATAGTGCAAATTATTACATACCATTTCTTTCTGGTTGGATTTTAATACCTATCACTTGGGTATACTTTAAGTTTTGCCCACAAACCTGGGTTGAGATGTATGATTATGAGAAAGAAGCTTTTAGAGCTATATGGAAATTACCAGCTGACTGGACGCCCATTAAATAGTTTTTTTTAGTTTAAATACTCCAACACCTTTTCTTTTTTTTTAGGTGTGTTGGCATATTTATATAATATATATAAAAATATGCTTACCAATAAAGAAATACTTACTGAGTACTTTAAGTGCGTTAAAAATCCAATACATGCTATAGAGACCTATCTTGAAACTAAAGATTTGACTCAGGGTGGTTTTGTACCTTTTAGACTATTTCCTAGACAAAAAGAAATTATATCTGCATATGAAAATCATAGGTTTAACTTAGTTACAAAGCCTAGACAGGCTGGTATTTCAACTACAACACAAGCTTACATGGCTATTAAGGCAGCTTTTTGTGACCCAGATAATCCAGAAACTATATTGGTGATAGCAAATAAATTGAAGTTGGCCCAAAAATTTGTTAGAGGTATAAAAGATTACTTAAGTCAAGTCCCTAGATGGGCTTGGGGTCCAGAATATTATGGCTCAGATGAGAATAATAAGAAGTCGATATTTGTTACCGATTCAAAAATAGAGTTAGAATTACCAAATGGGACTCAAATCATTGCAGTCGCTACATCTGAAGATGCACTTAGGGGTTATACACCAACTTTTTTGGTTTTTGATGAGGCTGCGTTTATTGACAATGGTGATGCTGTTTATGCAGCGGCTATGTCTTCTTGTGCTACTGGTGGTAAGGTTATGTTAATATCTACCCCAAATGGTATGGACCCACTATACTACAAAACTTACGAACAATCTAAGGTTGGTAAAAACACGTATAATGTGATTGAGATGAGGTGGTATGAAGACCCAAGATATAATAAAGATTTAAGGTGGATTAAAAAGAATGAACAAGGTGATGTTGTTGAAGAAATTGAGGAGTTTGAATTTATTGTTGAAGGGTATGAGACAAAATTTAAAGATGGTTATAAGCCCACATCTAGTTGGTATGAAAATATGTGTATGACTTTAAATAATAATACCAGAAAAATAGCTCAGGAGTTGGATGTTTCATTTCTTGGTTCTGGTGGTAACGTAATAAATGATGAAGACATAACATTTCACGAAGAAAATAATGTTAAAGACCCAGTTTGGGTTGATGGTAAAGAAAGGGAATTTTGGATTTGGGAGAAACCCACAGAGGGGCATAAATATATTTTGGGTGTTGACGTTGCAAGAGGTGATGGTGAAGATTCATCAACAATGGTGATAATTGATTTTACAACTATGACTCAAGTGATGGAGTATCAAGGTAAAATTAAACCAGATAAATTGGCCGAAATAGTTTATGAGTATGGAAACTTATATAAAGCATATACTGTAGTTGATATAACTGGTGGTATGGGAGTATCAACGGTTCTTAAATTACTAGAATTAAAATATAAACATTTACATTATGATGAACCAAGAGGCAAAATACTTAATAGTAAAAAGGCTCAATTGGATTTATACACTAAAGATAATCAGACACCTGGTTTTAATATTAATGGTGTTAGGACACCAATGATTGACCATTTGGAGTTTATGATTAGGAGTAATGGGATTAAGATTAGGTCTAGAAGAACCACATCTGAAATGAAGACCTTTGTTTATAAAAATGGTAAACCAGACCACATGGAAGGTTACCACGATGATTTATTAATGGCTTTTGCAATGCCTTTATGGGTGTTGGAACATTCATTTAAAAAATTAGAAAAAATGGAAAAGCAGTCTAGAGCTATGTTGAGTAGTTGGATGATTGGTGATTCAACAAAAAATAACGATAATTATAACACTGGGTTTGTACCAGCAAATCAAAGAAATAAAAAAGCGCTAAATAAACCTAAATTTAGTCCAGATGTGTCTAAAAACATGCAAGACCCAAATGGTGATTATTTATGGTTATTTAGCGGTAGTAAGTAAAATTAAAAATTATGGGATTAGGTCCAAAAGTATTTATTAGAAATAATCAGGGTAAAAACCCTGTGTCATTGTATAAATGGTCACCAGGCAATCAAGATGCTAAAATTAAGAAGGGTAAAGGCTCGGCTAAATATTTTTGTGTCTCACCAAGTGGTTCGCAAGGTAATGATTTTATATCAACATATAGTTATGTTCTTGTCATTTTAGATGGTGTTGCTGAAAGACACCCTTATGTTCAATGTGATTATGTGAAATAAGTATTTAATTTTTTAAAAAATTAAGTATAATTAAACAAAATAAGAGTTATGGCTAAACAGAAACTGACTGTATTTCAAAGACTAAATAATATTTTTAGTCCAGATGGTATAAATGTACCAAAAGATAAAACTAATAGATATTCTATTGGTAATGATGTTTTATTAAAAACTCAAGATAAAAGCGAGTATGAATATGCTAAATTACAAGCTCAGCAAAACAAATACCTTGGTGGTATGTGGAGAAAAACTGAAGCTGAGTTATTTAGACAGTCTATACACTATGAAACAACTCGTATAGGTTCTTATAGTGATTTTGAATCAATGGAGTTCTATCCAGAAATATCAGCAACTTTAGATATTATGATGGAGGAGTCTAGTACCGTAAATGAAAAGGGTAGGGTTTTAAATATTTACTCAGATTCTGATAGAGTAAAGACTATTTTAGAAGACTTATTTTTTAATAGGTTAGACATTCACACATCACTACCTATGTGGACTAGAAACACATGTAAGTATGGTGATAACTTTGTATTTTTAAATATTGATGATAGGGCTGGAGTTATTGGGGCTAGACAAATGCCCAACTTTGAAATGGAAAGAAGAGAGGGTGATATATTTAATGGTTTAGCAACAAATAATCATAGTGGTAGTGATGTTGATGAAGATGGTGAGTCTAAAGTTAAATTCTTTTGGAGGGGTAGAGACATGGAATTCAATTCATGGCAAATGGCTCATTTTAGATTGTTAGGTGATGATAGAAGATTACCATATGGGACATCCGTATTAGAAAAGGCTAGAAGAATTTGGAAACAATTAATATTATCTGAAGACGCTATGTTGATTTATAGAATAACTAGAGCCCCAGAAAGAAGAGTTTATAAAATATTTGTTGGTAACATAGATGATGAGGACGTAACGGCTTACGTAGATGACATAGCAAATAGGTTTAAACGTACACCTATTGTAGACCCACAAACAGGTCAAGTTGATTTAAAATATAATCAAATGGCGAATGACCAAGATTTCTTTATACCAGTTAGAAGTGAAGACGCTCCAACGCCAATAGATACGCTACCTGGTGCAACTAATCTTGACCAAATAGCAGATATAGAATATTTACAAAGAAAACTATTTACGGCTCTTAGGGTTCCTAAATCATTTTTAGGGTTTGAAGAACCAACTGGTGAGGGTAAAAATCTAGCATTACAGGATATCAGATTTAGTAGAACAATAAATAGGATTCAGCAAGCTATGATTATGGAATTAAATAAAATAGCTATACTACATTTATTCTTGTTGGGATTAGAAGATGAATTAGATAACTTTACTCTAACGTTAAATAATCCTTCAACTCAAGCAGAAATGCTTAAGATTGAACAATTGCAGTCTAAGGTTACATTATTCAAGGACGCTGTATCTGATGCTGGGAATGGATTTTCACCTATGAGTTTAACAAGGGCTCACAGAGAAATTCTTGGCTGGTCGGATGATGAAATTAAAAACGACTTACTATTACAAAGAATGGAAAAAGCGGCTTCGGCTGAACTTGAGAATACTGCCAACGTTATTAAACATACTGGTACATTTGATGAAGTTGATAAAATATACGGAGATATGGAAGCTGCACTAAGTGGTGGTGGAGATTCCGCTAGTGGTGGAGATTCTGGAGACGGAGATTCTTCTGGAGGTGGTTTCGGAGGAGGCGGTGGCTTCGGAGGGGGTGGAGGCCTTGACTTTGGTGAAGGTGGTGATGAAGATGTTCCAGCTGATGAAGATGTTCCAGCTGATGAAGGTGGTGCTGATGAAGGTGGTGCTGATGAAGGTGGCGCTGATGAAGGTGGATTTGGTGAGTCAATTAGGTCTGAAAGGGATAATTTATTAGTTGAAAATAATATGCGTAAAAGTGGTGTGGTTAGTAAAAATAAATTTAATGATTTATTAAAATCTATAAAGCCAGAAGAAAAAACTATTTTAAATGAAAGAGTTAAAATCACCGATAAAAACATTAAAATTAACGAAAGTGTTAATGATATGATTAGTGATATTGACAAAATGTTAGATGAATAACATTTTTCTTTTAAAAATACATATTTATATTTAAAGGTTAATTATGAAAAATTTTGGTAAGATTAAAAATGTATTTAATAATATATTAGGTGAAGCAATTGCCAACAAGGACGTTTCTAAAAAAAAATTATTTAACAAGTATGTTAATAATTTAAAAGAAGACGAAATACTTAAAAAGCAATTTGACGTATACACCTATGTTGAGACATTAATAGAGGAAAATCAATTTAAAGCTTCAGAAAAAATAAAATTAAATCTAGATACCCTAAGTGAAATAAAAAGAGATGATATTATAGAATCTAACAATAGATTATTGTCTTTGCTTGGTGATGTTAAGTTAGATAGTAAATACGATAATGAAGAAATTCATGAATCAATTTCTAATTTAATATTTTCTAAGGATATTAACGACTATGTTGATTACCTAAATGAAGTTATTGATTATGTTAAATCTAATAAACCTAAAAAGATTTTTGAATCTACTGAAATACCTAACAGCATTTTAACTTCAATAGTTGTTGATAAGTTTAATGGAAAATATGGTTCATTGGATGAGTCTAGTAAAGAACTAATAAAGTTAATGTTCAATGGTTCTGAAAAAGAAAAAATTAATCTTTTCGAGACTTCTGTTAAAGATTGCTTAAATTTAATAAACGCAAAGCTAAGTGATGATGGGGGTGATATAGAAGATTTAGAAGTTAAAGAGGGTCTAATGTCGGCTAAAGAAAATCTTTTACTAAGAGAATACAAAAAAGATACATTCGAAAAAGACATGGTAAAAATTATTAATCTTAAGAACGATTTAAATTAATTGCCGTGAATAACTCAAAAGAAAATATCAATAAACTTAAGTTGTTGGTTGAAGAACTAACTATAAGAGATACTAAAGTTTTTAAAAGAAAAGAACTTTTAGAGTTGTTAATGACCATAACTTCTGACGGGTTATGGGATTGGAATTTATCAACTAATGAAGTTTTTTTAAACCCTAACTATAAGATGCAGTTAGGTTATAAACCAGAAGAGTTAGAGGACTCACCTAAAACATGGGAAAAGCTTATGTTAGATGATGATTTAAAAGTCATGGAAGATAAACTAAATAAACATGTTGCTAGTAAGGGTAAAGAGCCTTTTAAAATGGTTGCTAGGTATACACACAAAAATGGTCATACAGTTAAAATATTGTGTAGGGGTATGGTTGTTGAGTGGGATGATAATAATAAACCTATAAGGATGGTTGGGACTCATGTTGACCTGACGGATATTTGTTAAAATATTAATATGAAAAAGGATATAAATCAAAATGGCTGGAATGAGTATTCTAAATTAGTTTTAGCTGAATTAGAAAGGCTTAATGAGAATGATGAAAGAATACAGGATACCCTGAATGAGATTAATCTTAAACTTGGTAAGATTGATGCAATGGAAAAGGATGTTCAAGATATAGAAAGATGGAAAAAATATATGGATGACGTTGCTAGCCCAAACACCTTAAAAGATATTAAAAAGGATGTTAAGTCTTTGATAACATTTAAGACTGTAGCTACAACAATCTGGGCCGTAGTTCAAATAGCTTTCGGTGTATTTATTGCTTTCTACAAAAAGTAATTTACATTTGACTTTTAAAAAAAAAATCGGTATTCTTAATGAAAATTAAGAGTTATGATTAGTAAAACAGGTAAACAGTTAATGGTTAAAAACTATGAAAATTATAAAGTGCTTTCTGGCACTGTAGATAATAGAAAACCTAAAACATTATATTTAAATATTTCAGCGTGGGGACTTCCGCTAATAGATGATGATGATATAAATTATAATGGGGTTATTAGATACTTAACAAAATCAATAAAAACAGAATTATTTAATACTTTGGATAGGTCATTATTTATGCCAAATAGAACAATTGTTGATTTTGACATGAGGACATCTGGTATACAGTATGGTAAAAAAAGTTATATGAATTGTGAAATAACATTATTCCAAAAACATAGTTTTAAATTACAGGAAAAGATAATACAAAGTTCAATAAAAAGTATAAGTGAAAATATAACTGATACTGTTTTGGATAAAAATATTTATTTTTCTTTTCATAAAACTAAAAATTAAAAATTAACCATACTTTTATTAATAAAGCTGGGTTTTTATTTTTAATAGACATATTTATAATAAAAGAAAAGTATGTCTGAAATTAAAATCTTAAAACCTGGTCAAAGTGGATTTGGTTACTTAATAGAGCAAGATGCTGGATACATTTCTCCAGAAGATTCTAGAAACAAGGCTTTTATTAGTGAAATTAAAAAACTAGATAAAGGACAACCCATAATGGCCGAACCACTAGTACTATATGTAGTATTGCAAAAGTGGGGGGTTAAAAACAGGAATGGTAGGATATACCCAAAAGAAATATTAGAGAGGGAAGTAGAAAGATATCAAGACCTAATTAAGGAAAGAAGGGCCGTAGGTGAATTAGACCATCCAGAATCTTCTATAATTGCTGGTGATAGAATATCACATAATATTATAGAAACTTGGTGGGAAGGTAAAACACTTATGGGTAAAATGGAAATTCTAATGACCCCAGGATACATTAATTATGGTATTGTATCAACTAAAGGTGACGAGGTTGCTAATCTAATTAGAAATAATATTATGATTGGTGTTTCATCTAGAGGTGTTGGTTCTCTTAAACAAATCAACGGTGACCATATAGTTCAAGACGACTTTGAAATAATCTGTTGGGATGTAGTCACGTCCCCTAGCACCCCAGGTTCCTGGATGTTTAGAGAAAAAAGTGAAGCTAAACCATTTACTGAATCAACAAAAAATAAGTCTAATTTGCTCAAAGATAATATAAATAAATTTTTATTGGATTAGTATTTTTATTTAATAAAATGTGCTTTTTTAGAAAAAAGCGCATATTTATTAACAAGTGGGGATTATATCCTCGTTTCAATAATTATTTTTTTAAAAAAATGAAAAAAAATGGCAAATGAGAAATCAATTTTAGATGAGGCTTTTTTGGATGCGAAAAGAATCCAAGAAGCTCTAAATGCCAACACAAAAGAAATACTTCGTTCTATTACGAAAGAAGAAATTGACAGTGTAGTGAAAGAATCTTTACAAGAAGATTATTTAGAAGAAGATGTTGAGGACATTAAAGAGTTAGAAATGGAAGCTGAAGCTGGTGCTGAAGTAGAAATGGATAGCGAAGAAGGTGACCTCGAAGTTGGTGACATCGAAAACTCAGAAGAAGGTGATGACGTTGAAGGCGATGAGCTTGATGGTGATTACGAATCTGGAATGGATGCGGTAGCATCAGATGACGAAGTTGAGATGGATATGACAGCGGCATCTGACGATGACGTTATAGCAGTTTATAAAAAATTAACTGGCGATGATGAAATCGAAGTTGTAGTTGATGACGAAGCTGGTGAAGTTCATTTATCTGTTGAAGAACCTGGTGAGTATGTTATTAAGACAGACGAAGCTGGTAAAGAAGCTGGTGAAGGACTTGAAATGGAAGAAGGTTATTATGAAGAATCTGAAAACATGAAAGAAACTGAGCACATGGAAGAAAAAGAAATGTGTGAAGATGAAAATATGGAAGAAGGTTA